CATAGGTGCAGGCATAGGTGCAATAGCGGGTGGACTTCTTGGTGATTTCGCAGGAGAAAAATTATTTAAAACTGATACTCAAACTAATAAAGAAATTCAAGAAAAAAATAAAAAACTACAAGAAGAAGCAAATTTAAGAATAGAAAAACTAGACTTAATGCTTGAAAAGGGAACAATAACTAAAGAGGAACATACTAAAAGAGCAAATGAAATATCTGAAGAGGCAGAGAAAAAAGCACATGAAAATAATAAAGGATTAATTATGGAAACACAAAAAAATAGTTTTAAACAAGAAAAAAAATCAAACGAGATGATTGCACTTTTAGAAGAAAATAATAAATTACTGACTAGTATTAAAGATTCTAGTCCAACATTTTTAAATGCGAATAATACAAATGTTCAAAATAATCCATCTGAACAGACGATAGTTATGGATTCTCAAATTGTGGACGGTTTTCATTCACAAGTCATAAGAAATCAATATGGTTAATCTTTAGGTATCTTTCTGGTACTAATTCCTCTACATATATGAACAGGCACTTTCTGACCATCAATATCTTCATACTTTACTAACACCATTTCACTTTTCCACATTACAACTGGACTTTTATAAGGTATTGCGTGTCTCCACCTAGACTTAGGTTTAGGCCAACGAGTCCATTTAAACTTCTTCATATTGTTGTTATGAAATCAACAAAGGTTATTAAAGCAAATAATATTATAACAAACAAGTAAATCCAGAACCAATGACTTCTCATTAACTTGAGAGGTAAATCTTGTAATTTCATTCTAATGCTCCTATGGATTTCAGTGGTAAAGGTTTACCAAGATTATCACATACAAGTTCACCATCAACAGAACCAGTCATTATACCTTTTCCACCATCACTGGTGAAACGAACTGGTTTGACTTCTTTACCATTAAACATTCTTTTGCGATTCTGTACCTTTTCTTTCGCAAGTCTATTTCTATTTCTACCAACCATTTACTGTCCCATTGCTTTCCATATAATATAAAATACTACCCATAATGAACATAGTGAACCTATACCTACCATTATCCACATAATCATTTGTTCTCTTTCTCTCTTTTTTCTCGCAATCGCTTCTCTTCTTTTCTTTCTAATATCTGCCTGAATTCTTAATACTTCATTCCATGCGTTAGGGCCGTGAGATAAGTTAATAAATGTTCTTAACTCCTCTTCCATTGCTTTTACTTTTTTCTGATGTGCAAATATTTCAAGTGCCTCTTCTTCTACACTCATACCTTTTGTTTTTGCACTTTTTACTTCTGTATTGATTTTTTCACACGAGGTCATCCATCTACCGATATCTCCGTACATAGATTCTACATCTCGGCCGACTTCAAAACCTTTTTTAATTGCGTTGAAGGCGGCAGTTGCCATACCAAATGCTGAAATTGGGTCTACCATTTGCCTCTCCTACTACTATTTATAAAAAACTGTGTGGATAAAAAAAGGGTGTCACAATAAAGTAACACCCTTTAAATAAGGAGAAACAAAGGAAGTTCTTAGGCTTCTTTTGCAAGTTTCTGAAAGTAATCTAAACTATCATCACTCTCAGTAGAAGTTGTTTTGACAACATTGTCTACATAAGACTTGTCATCTCCGTCAACTTCTGTCTTAGGAAGTTCTACATCTTCGGCAGAACTTGTTGTTGATTGAGTTCCACTTAGAACATCGTCAAGACGATTTTTGAGTTCATCATAAGTCTTAAAGTTAGATGGTGCAGTAAACTCTTTTAAAGAGTATTCTGTCTTCCAAACCTTATCTAATTCGGAATCATCTTCGTTTAATTTTGATGGACTATCAAACTCTGACTTGTCGTAGTTCCAATATCCGTCAACCTTTCTGATTTTCAATTTGAAGTTTGCACCTTCCCAGAAATCAAATGGATTTACTGGAGTTTCATCTTCAAACTGAGGTTGCAAAGCTTCCATCAATTTATCATAAATCTTCTTACCATATCTGAATAAGAAAACTTTACCTTCATTTTCTGGGTGCTTTGGGTCAGACACTACATATATGTTTGAGTAGTATTGTAGTTTTCTCTTTTGTTTTCTAGCGATTTCTTTATCACTTTCAACACCAGAGTTCCACAGTTTAGAATTATATTCTGAAACTGGGTCTTTTTGATTTAATGTAGTTAATGAGTTTTCAATGTACCACTTACCAGTTGGCCCTTGAAATGCGTGATTCCAAAGTTTTGCCCAAGGCATATCTTCACCATCTGGTGCAGGCAGAAAACGAATAACTGCATAACCATTACCAGACTTATCTAGTTCTGGTTTCCACAATCTCTCGTCTACATATGATTGTTTTTCTACTGGTGCATTTTCTGATTCAACTGCAGCCAGTATTTTGTCTAAAGAATTAGACTTTTTTAAAGTATCTAATGACATATATTTTCTCCGTATGTTATTATATGCTATTTTATCTTCACTTAATCATAATATAGTTTTATTTATACAACCACTCTACCCCACATATTTCCGTAGGTGATTGTTTTCACATTGTCATAGTCTGACCATTCTGGTATTTCAGAACCATCATCTATAACTCTGTAAAACTTTTTGTCTGGATATTTCTTAAAATTGTTTTGGTGTTGTTCTATCCAGTTCATAGGACTCACATATTTACAATCAGAGGTTATATAACAATCTGTATCTTTATATACATTGTTAACTTTACCCTCTCTTGGCATATCAAATCCTAACATATAGATGTTATCTGTATCTTTATTCTCTTCTATTGCAACTCTAACAGCAGTAGGGCCTGAACTCCAACCCATAAACTCACCATCAAAGAAAGTATCCAAATCTTCAACCTTGTCATTTTCATCAACCCAAGTAATCCACAAACCAGCATTACCTAGTTTCTGTCTTACATCACCTTTCGGTAATCCTTTAAACTTTGTCAATATTTCTAATATTGCATCTTTAAATCTCTCTGGGTCTATTCCGTGACAAACTAATTGTGTTTTATTACCCTTTTCATTTTGGTGTAGAAACTTATCTACTGTGTCTAATTCTAAACTCTTTAGTTGTTCATTTAGTTGTTGCATACTTGATTGTTCTAATCCAGTATATTGCAACATCTCAAAGAATTGTTCTGGTAACAGTTTCCATTGTCTAAAATAACATTTGTTATTAGAACAATAACCAGATGAATACACCTCGTGCATCATAGCCCAATCAGTTGATATTAATCCATCTGGTTGGAAATCTCTATAAAGTGCATTACACCCATAAATCTTTCCCCATTGTCTAAATTGTTTTAGGTCATATCCATCTCTAGATTCACCATTACCAAGTACAAATACATTTTTAGGTTTACTTCTGTCCACTATAAAATCCAATAAAGATAGTTGTTGCATCACTCAGTATCAGATGGTTTACCATCAAAATCATCATTATACATAGTTTTTCTTTTGAAGGCACGAATGTTATCAACCTCATCTATGTCTTCTAGTTCATCATCTAGGTCACCTAAGTGGTCACTATCTTCTTCAATTCTAGGTTCTGTGATTGATACTGAAATGTTTTCATAACCACAACCCTTTAAAAAGTTACTAAACTTTTCCTCAAGTTGTCCTAAATCATTATCTTCCATAACAACTTCAACTTCTACTCTCTCTTCAGAATCAAAATCTTCTTTTACTTCATTTGTTTTTATAAATGTAAATCTCTGTTCCACACCTATCTCCTAAAGTTTCTTCTGTTTTTAACAAAAGCTTGTTTGTTCATTTCTTTAAGTCTATCTCTAAGTCCGTCATTATCTTTTTTTAAATATGCACAGTCTGTTGTTAGACTTTTAATTTTCTTTTCCATACCTTCAAATTTAGAACGATAAAAATCTCTTTCTCTTACTAAAGATTCGTTAGATTGTTTTTGTTCCATTTTTACTCCAAGTTAAGATTAATATTGTATGTGTTGTAGTTGTTTTGATACTCTTCGCACATAATCATCTCTGACTAAATCACCCTCGTGTATAAACATATCACAAGAACAATATGCACAATTTTTACCTTGTAATAAGAAATTCAAAACTGTATGTTTAAAGTTCTTCATATCATCATCAAAAGGTTTTAATGGTAAAGTATCAATACCATTATTCTCTAAAATCAATATGGAATTAGTGATAAAAGAAGTTTGATTATCGTGTCCTAATTTCATATATTCAAGAAACTCATAATATTTTTGTGTATTGACATTGTATAAACTATACAGAAGTGCATACACAGTTCCTAATTGATGGTGCAATTCATCTGACTCAAATAGGTCAGCTACATCTGACACCAGACCCTCTGGTGTTATATCATTGATTGCACCTTTATCCCATAAAAAATTCCAATCACTTCTTAACATATACTCTATAAGACTTTTCAAATTTCTAGGGTCACCACCATCTTTTACATAACTTCTTCTTTCACACTCATAATCCATCTTAAAGTAATACTGTTTGTTTACCATATCATAATTAATTACTTCTATAACATTCACAGATGATTTTTTAAAACATCTAGAATTACCACTTATAGTTTTTTCTTTAACACTACAAGCACCAATGAAGTCTGGAAAAAATGGTTGATATCTCTCTTGAAATATTCCTACTTTATTTTTCCAGCTTTTTCTGCACACAGAATATCCTAGATAAAATATATTTGTATTCTGTATCATATCAAATTCAGAATCATCTGTAATATCTTTTTCTAGTAGTTGATGATGACTATAAGGTATTCCTAAACCTTTATAGTAATGTTTGTTACCTTTCCAAACTCTACCACCACAATGAATTAAATCATCGTCAATTTCTAATCTATTTACCTCTGTACCTTGTGTATCGTATATTGATGTTATATGCATTACTTTTTATTTTTTATAAAATTAAGAACTTTCATTTTATACTCTGTTTGATTAATTGTCAATAGTGAATCGTAATTATTTAATTTGTTCCTATGATTAGGCCATATAATGTTTTCATTTATTTGTTTATCCCAATCTTTTTGATAGTTTACTAACTTGTTTAATATAATCATTGTTTCTATGTTTATTCTTTGTGATAAATAATTTCTAAACAATATTGGGTGTTGTCCGATTTCTACAGTAAATAATTTATTAAAATCTGTAACTTGATTTAACAACAAGTTCATATCTTGTTCAAACATATATTTTAATGATTGATGTCTTTTTTTCCAATCTGTAAAGTTTCTATCATTGAACTCACCAATATAACCTTTTTCATTTTTTAAAAAATTAGATACAAAAAAGTCTTGTGTATCATCACCATACTTTCTTGCAACTTTACCAAAAAAATGTTTGTCTTTTCTTTTTAGATAACTAGATTTATTAGCTTTAGTTTTACCACCATACTTTGTAAAGTCATAGTTTGAGTTGAAATGTGCTTTCAAACCCATATAAATTTTAAATGCATTAAAGGCGTCCATAATATGAATCATACTGGTAGTTTACCCATTTTAGGTAAAAAGTTTAAATCTCTTGCGTTTGCTTCTATTTTATCTTTAAGTGGTTTTTGGATTAGACCAGTGATTGAATCTGGTTCTACTTCGTTTTTGATACAATATTCTAATATCGCATCCATATGTGTGATGTTTTTTTCTCTGACTTGAGATTCTATGTATATTGAAAATGATTTTGGTGTCATTATATATTCACAATCTAATAAAAAAAAGGGTGGTTTCAAACCTTAAAGGTATTATATACCACCCTTTATTCAATAAAATTACTTCTCAGCGCAAGCGTAAGAATTAATTTCTAGTCCTACTGAAATTTCAGTAATAATTGGTTTTGACCAAGCCATAGTTATTCTCCTAACTAGTATGGAGTGCTGGTTGCCTTTGGCCGCAGACCACTCATTATTATTATGGTGAGTATTCTGTTACTAGGAACTCACCTAACCCTATCCGATTATGCTGCGAGAGCAAAATCTTGAGATGCAAAATTATCGTTTGCATTTATTGTGTTTGACCTATAAGGAAGTCAACCCATACTCTCCAATAACTCTTAAATATCTGTCAACCCTATTTCACCCCCTCATTAGGGGTTTTGGTGGAGGTGGAGGGTACTGCCCCCTCGTCCAGTCTATCTCCAAATTATTTTCATCAAGTATCTCTATATCTATAAATTACATTTCTGTAAGTTATATGAATAAACTGTTAATCATCATATACCAGTCTTTACGGTATTATAATACATATTTAACTCTTTGTCAAGTAGATGTAAATATTGATGTTTCTTTTTTACAAACTCTTGTACTGTACCATCTTCTGTAACCACTAATATAACTATCTGTTCTATCTCTTGTAATGTTCTTTCTTGATACATCTCTGCATATGCAGAGGCCTGTATGTAATAGTTTTCGTTCCAACTATCTTCTCGTTCTTTTGTACTTGTTTTAAAATCAATGACAGATAGAACTCCGTCCCATTCTGCAATACAATCTACTCTACCAGCAATTTTATAGAAGTTGTGCCATAGTGTTTGTTCTTGACAATGCACTAATCCAATACATTCATCTAAATATGGTTTTAGTTGTGAGAACAAACAATAAGATAGAAACCTACCTTTTTTATAATCATACCAATCTTTGTTCTCATAACCATTGTCTAAATATTTTTCACAAAAATGGTGTACTTGAGTTCCTCTTGTTGCAGATTTTCTTGCAACATAGTTTGCAACATCTTCACCGACTCGTTCTCTCCATTCGTGTAAACCTTGTTTATCTCTATTCTTTAAAACAGTTGTGATAGATGGATAGAACTTACCCTCTGGTGTTTCATATAATCTTACACCGTCAGTTGTTTTTGCTTTTATCTCTGGAATATTTAAATCAGTTTTGTGTTTGAACATTATTTCTTTTTGTATTTTTTAGGCACTTTACCATACCCTACAACTCTATCCCATTCTCTTTGTGTGTAACCTTCTTTGTCTATCATATGTTTAGACCATTTGTATATACAGTTTTACCATTTTTTTTACTTGCTGTCAATACCGATTTTCTATTTCCTTCTTTTTTATACGATACATGAGTCCACCCAGAGTTAGGTTGGCCTGGTGTATAGAACTCTAATATCAGCTGGTCAAAGTCAAGGTTATCGTGAATATATCTTGATACCTCTTCAGTTGTAGCCTTCAAACATTCTATGTCAACTGCTTCACCTTTACAATGTTGTGACCTTGATGAACCACCTATCTTTGCATTTAGTTCTGGACTTCTATATCCAGATGTAATCAATGTTACACCAAACTTTTCTCTTACTGGTTGTACAACATTTTCAAATAATTCTTTTGCATTTTCTAAATGTTCTTCACTTAATGAATTATCTATTCCATGTCGTGTTGCAGTTTGTGACTTAACATATTCTGCAACTGTAAAATTTGCACTTAATTTTTCACTCATTAAAATTCCTTTTTAATTTGACATTGACAATCTTCATCCCAACCAAATTGAATATTTGAACAACTTGACAAAAGAAGTGTTGTAATAATAAAAAATATTTTCATTAAATACAACTTCCCTCTGGATATGCACCATTTTCCTCTGGTGATTTTCCGTGTTTCAAATAATAATCTCTTGCCTTACGAATATTCGCACCGTGATGATTTTCCATATTACACCATTTTTTTATGTAATCGTTTTCTGGGTCAAGTCTTAATACTTCTTTCACTAATGTTTCTTGTATTCTCCAATCCCAAGCTTGTTTTGTACTTTGCATAATATATTACTCTCCTAGACCAAGTTTTGTTTTTTCTATTAAATATGAGCGAACAAAACCAGAGCGAACAATATCACCTATTGTAAATTCTACTGTTTCAAATTCTTTCATTTGTTCTAATATTCTCATAAAATCTTGTAGTCCTTCCTTTTCACTCATCTTGGTCAAATCTGATTGAAAGAAATCACCACAAAATATAATTTTACTATCTTGACCAACTCTTGTAATAATCGTATCTAATTCGTGAAAATTACAGTTCTGAGATTCGTCAACAATTACGACAGCGTTATCTAATGTTATACCACGAAGATATGAAGTTGTCAAGAAGGTAATACTTCCTTGATTCTTTAATCTATCATATAACATACTAAATGCATTATCACTTGATTGTTCAAACATAAACTGAACCATATTATGATAGGGTACTTGGTACAATGCAGACTTATCTTCTTCATCACCAGGCAGAAACCCCATATCTCTTGTAGGAACAACTGAACGAATAATGATTACATTTTCATACTTACTCTTTGGGTCTAATACTTGTTCTAGTGCAAGGTAAAGTGATATAAAAGTTTTGCCTGTTCCAGCTGCACCAAACAAAAACAAATTCTTATTCTCTTTTCTCCAGGCATTAAATACTACCTTTTGATTATCTGTAATTGGTTTTACAGTAACTAAATTATCTAATTTTATATCTTGTTTTTTACTCATAATTTTCCTCGTATTTGTTTCCTAAATTATCTGTGAATTTTATATTCTTTATTTTACCACCATATATTGTAAAATAATGATTATGTGCTATACCAATAGTTCCTTCATATTTAAATTCACCATATTCTGTTGTGATAACAACTGTGTCAATATAATCAGCAGGAATCTCAGTTCTTGTCAACTGATTAAATTGTAATCCAGAATAGTTTGGGTGATTAAACTGTATCTTCTTTTTTGCAAATAACCACCCATCACTAAAAATATCTATCTTATCTTTAGGGCCATCACTTCTTCCTATGGGTGCAGCAGAACACCCACCAGCGGCCTTTATAAACTTTCTGTTAATATATAATTTACCATTTTTATCTTCACCTACAACTGTTAGGTGTGTGTATGCATTGACTCTAATATTTGTTTCAACATATGGTATTATATCTTTGAATTCAAATGATGCACAACAAGGTGTTGGATTCTCATCTATAATTAATGTTAGTTTTACTATGTCTTGAGATACGGCCGTAATAGTGATAGGAACATTACTACCATCTACTGCACGATAAGGTGCATCAATAATTATATCTTCAGTTTGTTCTAGAAACTGTTCTTGATACAAATCTTCTTTCAACCATTCTTTCCAACTATCTGAACAAATAGATATAGGAAACAGTAAAATGATAAGACTAAGAATTACGCTTTTTATGTTTATCATATGCTCTTTTTGCTTTTATTTTCCTAATTGACTTTTTACCATATCTTTCTGCAAGTGGACTAGTAGGGTGTTTTTCTGCAATCTTACTAAACACCTCTCTCATACCAGAATCACCTTTTTCACTTTTAGTAACTCCACTAACTATATTCATATTTAAATAATCAGCAGGCTCAATATTCGGATTGTTTTTTAAATATTCTACTTTCTCATCGTAGGACATAAATTCATCAAAATATTTATCTTCTTTTTTGTTATAGAAATCGTATCTAGGCATCTAACTTTTTTTAACTTTCTTTAATTCATATATTTCTTCATTTAGTTCTTTTATTCTAATATAAAGACTTTGTATCTGTTTCTGCATTTGTGCAATCTCAAACTGATACAATTCATCTTTACCTAACCAATTTTTCTTCAACTCTTTTCTTTGTCTTTTCACTTCATTACTTTCTAAGTATTCTAAATCACTTTTATTAATGTGTTCATTAATCATATCCCAATATCCTTTTGTTGAAACCATAATGGTACACTCCTATTTTTCCAAGTCGCAAATCTAACCTTTTCTTTTATATAGTAGTTCTTATAAGCTGCGATTGGTTGATTAGGAATTTTACAGTAATCTGGCATACATTGAGGCATCTCAGTGAGTCTGGTATCTGGATTTATATTGTTTGGAATAATATTTAAATATGGTAGTCTATCTTCTACTGAATGTTTTTTACCATATCTAAATGTATATTCTTTTAACAAGTTCATCAGTAAATGTAATAACCAAGAATAATTACCTCTAGTTTCTCTACACCATATTGCAGAAGGGTGTTTAGTATGACACGCCAACATTAGATTCTTATCCATAAAATCCACTGGGTGTTTCCACCTTTTTACATTTCTGCCAGTTTTAGATTTACCGACAAACTCTTTTCCGTCTAATAATCTATGTGCAGTTGATAATAGTTGTGCATACTCTACACACATTTTTACAGCGTGTTTATCACAATGTTCCAAAGATGCAATCTTTGGGTCTTCATTAATATAAAATATGTTCACATTACCTCCTTCTATAAAAAATGTGTCTACCTATTTTTACTGTTTTTTCAAAATGTCTTGACCATTTTGGTTTAACATAGTCAGCGTGATAATACAATGCACCGTCTGTAATGTCAAGTAGTGTTTTGAAATTTGTTGAAACCAAACCTTCTGCAAGTACATATAGTTGATTATATGTGTAGTGGTCTTTTATCTCATCTGATTTACCATCACAGTACCAACTGAATTGACACATATGTTTGATAGGTTTTTTTAAACCTTTTTCTTTTAACCACCATTGTGATATTTTTGCATCTTCTATAACACCACAAATTGTATTTGGATATAAATCACTTTTTACTCTGTTTAAAACTACATTTGTTACACCTAGAACTCCAGCAGTTCCTTCATTACGAGCCTCAAAGTACATATTTTTTGCAAGACAAGTTATTTCTTTTTTGTCAATGTACTTATCATATTTTGCAATTTCCATATATTGCAAAGGTTTTTGTCTTTCTGGTCTAAATATACCGACCATAACAATAAATGTTGCTAATATTGTTGTGAATACTTTGAAAAACACTCTGTACCCCTCATTTGTTTTTTTGAATTGTAGGGAACGGTCTGGTAATCCAACTTGTTCCCTAACAATTCTGGGTTTAGAATAAGTCTTGGTCATCTTCCTTATTCATCATATAAGTGCCAAGACTCATAAACCCAATTCCAGCGACTGCGAGGATGGAAAGAGTAGTGAGAGAGGCGTCACCATCAACAGCACCAGCCGCAAGAATACTGAATAAAAATCCAATCATAAAATAAATCATAATATACCTATAAATAAAATGTTAATAATTATTATAATACCATATTATTTTAATATGTCAACCCTATGCAGATTTTTTATAATCCTTATGATTAACATTTAAAAAATTGTCATCCCAATCAAATGCCTCTTGTACCACTTGTTTTGATAACCCCTTATACTTTTGATGTAATTTCTTATCTTTTGCAAGTATTAAAACTTCTGCCTCACCCTCTTGTAATCCCTCTAACATTTGGACAAACATAGTTTCACATTTAACTTGATTTAATTTATCGTTTCCACCCTTTATGAAGTGAAACAGTTTACCAGCTTCTTGTTCTAATCTTGTGTGTTCAGTTCCCTCTGGTGCATCATTTTTAATAAATGGTACATCACCCTCTGGTAATCTCCATACAATCTTTGGGTCAAAACTAGATTTCAAAACCATTTTCAATCCTTCACTACTGTATTTTCTTAATACTTCTATTTTCTTACCTTTTACTTTTGCATTATTGACCATAGTTAATACTTCATGCATTAAAGGTCTTACAACATCATATGCCATTAAAAATCTCCTAGTTTTTCAGTCAGCTCTTTTAGTCTGTGTTTCATAAAATAAGGTAATATTTTACTCTTATCATTTTGGGTAATTTTATCTACCCACATATTATATATAAGTTCCCCCAACTCATTTGGTATACTGTCAAAGTCAATCAATGTTTTGTTTCTTTGATAGTTTCTTTTTATCTCACCCTCTGGAATACCATTTTCTTTCCACTCAGTTAATTTCTTTTTTGTGATAGGTCTTTGTCTTAAATCTTCTACAAATACAGTATCTTGAGATAAAACATTTGGAACACCATCTCCTTTATCTCCTCTAATTATATGTTCAAATTTATATTGTTCTGGATTCTCATCAACCACAAATTTTTTTAAAGTTGGTGAATATTGTTTTACATTATCACTTTGATGTAATTGTATAAAATCTTTATCACCAGATATAATTAATATTTCCTCATATAAATTTGGTGTAGAAGAAATCTTATTTGATAGAATCGCAATAATATCATCAGCCTCTGCACCATTTATTTTTAAAACTTTATAGGGGAAATTTTCTTCTAACTCATTTTGAATTTTAGTTAGTATATCAAATAACTCATTCCAATCTAAACTACTTTCACTTCTTGCCTTCTTACGATTTTGTTTATAATAGGGAAAGTAATCTTTTCTCCAACAATGTTTGTCGTCATAACAAAGTACCAATTCACCAAAATCTTTACTGAATTTTGTTTTATAAGACCTCAAAGAGTTTAGTACCATATGTCGTACTAAATCCTCACTTAAAGGTTCATCTTTCATCTGTATCATCAAATTACTAATCGTAACTTGATTCATATCAACTAATATCATTTATTCTTTTTTTTATCTAAAGCTTTCAAAAACTTTGATATCAATTCCATTTTAAATATTGTGTTAGTATTACCTTTTTCATCTTTCTCTTGAACCATAAACTTATCAACCAAAGGTTGCATTTCGTGTTTAATATCTAAATCTCTATAAATAGAACTCTTGATTGATTCAATAACAAAAGATAAATCTTTTACAAATATGGGGTCATTAACTTTCAATCCATTATCATTTAACGAATGTACTAATTGTACTATTAGTGCTTCAGTAAGTTGGTCTGCAAAAGAGATATCCTCATTAAGTCTTAATAAGTTCTCATCTGGTTTGACTACTTTTCTTTTACCCTTAAATCTTTTAGGGAATTTGATTATGTTATCTTTTTTCTTTTCCATAATAATATTTATGTCCAATAGTTTATTAAACCAGCAACTGATATAATAAACCCAACAGAGTTTAATAGTATGATAGAACCGTCTTTCCAAAAATATCCTACACTAACCCATACAACACTCCCTATGGTCATAAAGTATAGATTTAGTGGATAGATATTAAAAGATGTAAAACATAAGCCTATCAACAATAGGAAAGAACCAAACCATTTTAAACCTCTAACTTCTCTATTTTCTCTCTTTTTCTTATACATCTTCTTGTACTCGCAGCCTTCTCTTTTCTTTTTCTTTCGTTCCTTGTTTCGTAATATTCTCTTTTACGAAGTTCATTGAACATATCTTCTTTTTGTAGTTTCTTTTTTAGTTTTCTAATTGCCTTATCTACATTTCCATTTTCTACTGCAACAGCAGTACCAGGCATTCTTTTATCTGGAGTTCTTCTTTTTTTATTAAATCTATGTACTTGTTTGAATCGCATACATATCCTCCATTAATTGATTTGTTACTTCTGCTTCATATTGGTCTACGCCAGTAAGAAATGCATTTATATCTGTTATTGATAGTTTTCTGATATCCGAAACATCTGCACACTTCATAACATAGTCTGCAATGTGGTCTGGAATATCTTCGTGTGTATTGTAAAAATAAATCATATTCACCTATATTGTTAAGTTTTATATCGTCTAATTTCACTTCTTATCATCTCTGAATAATGTCTTAACCAAGCTTTTGATTGTTTATTCAGATTGTAAGATGAATCGTCTTTGCATTTGTTTTCCATAAGATGTGCAATGCCTTCCAGATTCTCAAGTGCAAGTTGTTTATTAGTTTTGATTGGTTTTAAATCTTCCAACATCATTGTAATTCCAACTTTTTCTAGATTATTCATAATTATATCCTATCATAAAAATTAATATTGTCAACCCTAATTTAAAGTTTCTACTACATCACCGTTTTCTATTTTAACTACTCTAACTAATTGACCAAAGTTTGTTATAAAAACTTCAACTAAATTATCATAATCTCCAGACATCATTTCTTTGACTATATTGTCAATCTCATCTTTTGATAAATCTAATTTAACTCCTAAATATTTTGCCTTTCTCATCAATGCAAATGCATTTCCGTCTGGGCCATTTAAATTTACTTCTACTTTGTATTCCATTATATTACCTCTTTCAAATTAAACTTACTTGTAAGAATATCTCTTACTCTTTCTCTGTCAAGACTATCACCATAAAATGGCAAAGAATCATCACTTCCAATATAGTGAATAGTTGCAGTTTGAATTTGACTTACAGTTGCACCCATATCATAGATACCATTTTTACCATAAAAATCATAAACATAACTTACAAATTCATTCATTCTTTTTGCAAATTTTAAACTCTTTATAATATCTTTTTTCTTCATTTTAATATTTACTCCAATAATCGTTCCACACATAATTTGAAATCCAATGTATGTCAGCTTCACTCCATATGTTTTCACACTTATCTTTTGCAACACCAAAGAACTCTTCAAAATTTTCACTTTCTTTTATATCATTTTCGTCTACTTTACTATAAAATCTGTCTACAAGATTTTCCATATGGTTGTCAGTTATATTTGCGATTGTCATATTTTCTCTCTTTCTTTCTTGATTATATTATTATTATACTTTGTTTTAAGAACAATGTCAAGTCTTTTTTTAATTAAAATAATGATTCACCAGAACCATGTAAATGATTCTCAACTTTAGTTGTTTTTCTTAATTCACCATTAACAACTTTAAATGGTGCAGACTTATTGTGACACTTTTCAGTAACCCACTTTAAAGTGTTAAGGGCTTCTTGAAAAGTAGTTAACTCATCGTGTAAGTCATAACCAGCACTACAATCTGTATCGTTATCTAAAGCCTCTAATATAGTGTACTTTGTTTTTAACTTTAATACAGTTTCGTGTATTTCTTTAAGTATTTCTTGTTTTTTGTTTCTATGTAAATATGTCATGTTTTTTCCTTTCTTTCTTGACTTTATGTACTCATTGTACTATGCTATGAGAGCATTGTCAAGGGAAAAAACCAAAAAAAACCAAAATAATCGCAAAAAAGATGCTAGTTAAATCAATAACTTACGATAAAATGGGTAAAAAAAGATGCTAGTTAAATCAATAACTTACGATTTGGTGTAATATTTACGATAATCGTTATGATTACCATACCAATGTACTTCTGTAAGTATTTTGTCTTTGTTTGATGAAAGTATGTGATTTTCCCACCAATCTGGTTCTTTTACAGTACAATGTGCATTTTCACCATTTGGTAGTATTGCATGTGCTAATCTTGTACAGATTGCAAGATAAACGAACTTGTCTGCTCGTTCAAATATTTGATTTAATGTTTTGGGTATTACTTTTTCAGGAATATGTTCTAATACATCTGTTGATATAACACCATCAAAAGTTCTATCTGGTAGTGTGTCGTGTTCTTTAAATCCAGGGTCATATAAAAATATATTCTCATCTTTTACATGAAATAATATATTACTATTTGATTGTTTGTATTGATTACCTTTACCACAACCGTAATCTAAAACTGTTGTTGAAGCAGTTGATAAAACTAGATTAGCAATATTAGGTATTTCTTTATCTAAACTAACACCTTGATAGTTTCTACTATCTTCATGCATTTCTTTATATAAGTTAATATATTTGTTTTCAATCTTCATTTTGTTTATGTAATATCATAAAGTATTCTGCATCAATCAATACCAAAGGTTTTTGATTATTTCTTTTTAAAACAACTATGGGTTCATAATTACCAGAATTATCACATGCCTGATTATATGCCTCCCATAGATTTACTTTTTCTTGATTTTTACATTCAACAGAATATGGAAACTTTTTTCTTGCAGCTCTAGCCATAATTAAATCTTCACCACCAGCACCCATTGAACGACTTTCAATGTCTTCTTCGTGTATCTTTAATTTTTCTATGAGTTGTTCCCTAACCCATTTCTGTAATCTTCTACCTTTTGCTTTTGCACTACTAGTATTCATCGTATTCTAAATCGTCCTCACTATCCTTTTCTATTTCATGTTTACAAAAAGGACAATATAATATTTCATAATACTCCTCGTCCATATTATGTTTTATTGTAAATTCTGCTTCACAGTTATTACAATATATTATTTTCTTCGGCATTATTGAATCTCACATGACCCAGCAGAACAAGCTAGTTCTTGAGAACCAATAGTCATATCTGTTTTTTCATAATCAGATAATTTACTCCAATTAACTTCAGTTGGCATTTTTTTTACCAATTCTGAATATTCTATTAAAGTACAATCTTGATAAGGTGCTTGTTTATATGTATGTTCACTATATGGTAAGAAACTTACTCCACTCATTAAGTCAAAGTTCTTATATACCCATGCACCAACTTCAATCCACTCTTCTTCTTTAACAGAAATAGTTACAGAAGGTTTGTGTTCACACCAATGTACTTGATATGTTTTCCAAAGTTCAAGTTGTTCAATTGCAGTCATATCTTGTCTGAATACTGCATCTGGACTACACTTTATAGGAAAAGAAAATACTGTTGTATCGTGTGGTTTCATAACATCATCTTCAGCTGGAAAACCCATATCTACCATCATCTTTGTAAGTGGGTCTTTTTTATCACCTCTTACAGTTCTAATATAATGTGGATTATGTCTAGCATGAATACCACTTGCACTATCTACAAGTTGTGAAACTGTACCAGATGGTTTTACACAGGTAATCGCAGCAGCTTGTTTTATACCAATCTTATCTGCCCACTCTTTATTTGTTTCAACAGCCATCTTCTTTAAATTTTCTAATAAAACTTCAAGACCATTTATCTTACCTGCTGTCCATTTATTGTCCATAATACCAGTAAGTGATACACCAAGTAATCTTTCTTCTTCACAATTCTTTTTCCACTCTTTACTAACATATTTAAAATTTACTAATGTTGATTGTATTGTACCAAGAATTGTTGCAAGTCTAACTTTTCTTAATAAACTATCTTCTGTATCATCTGGTCTAACAACAACTTCAGATAAGTTACAGAATTCTCTACTTCGTAATATTATTTCTGAACATGGATTAGTACCAAAATCATATCCAACATCTCTTCTTTCGTTTTTCTCTGCAATCTTCTTTGCAGACTCTCTATTGAATATACCTCGTTCACCAGATTTCGAATCATATAATGCTTTCCATTCGTCCATAAAAATACCTACATCAGGTTTTTCAGTATAACATGCAGAATTATTTGCAAGTGCTCTCTGTCCGTTATCATTCCACCATTGACCAGACTTTGCAACTCTCATTCTATCATCTGATAAATTAGATAAACTAATTAATGCACTTCGTCTAACACCACCAACAACAACAATCTCTGCTGTCTTACATACGATATCATGACATTCAATAGAACTTAATTTTCTTCCGTGTGCATTTTGAAATATTTCTTTTGTAAATTCAAATAATCTTTGCAGTGGTTCGGGACCAGATGCACGACCACCAAAAGTTTTTAAAGGTGCACCTGCAGGTCTTACTTTACTTAAATCCCATTTAGGTACTTGTCCGTGATATAACATAGCAACTAATTCTTTGAATGCTTTTGCCCAACCTAATTTACTATCTTGTACTACTATTGTTGTATCACTCTGATAAAACTCTTCTGCAACAGTTGGTAAATTACCTACAAATTGTCTTTCAACAGAAAACCCTACACCTGTACCATTCATTAAAACATATAATATTTCATCAAATGCTTGTGGCCTATCAACAGCAATATAACTACAATTATAACCAGCAATATTTTCTCTCTTCAGAGCCTCTCCAGCAGTCATTAAACAACGCATTGAAGGCATAACACCAAGTTTTAAAACTTCATTTTCTAATTCTTCTCTTACTTTTTTTTCTAATTTAAATTTATTAGTTTCTTTAAGATGTTGTTCAAAAAAGTCAAAATATCTTGATACTGTTTCACCCCAAGTTTCTCTTCTTTCTTCTTTTGGCAACCATCTTGAGTATCTTGACAAATGAATAAATTCTTGATATTTCGTTGGTAATGTGTAAGTTGAATTAAGCATCTATTTTTCTCCAATCTCTAAATCTGACTTTTGCTTCAAGTCCAGTAAATGTATTATCGTCTATAATCTTTTGTATATTATTAACACCAGAGAGAACCATATCATTGATATCTTTTTGTTTTATATTTTCTGGAAAAAGGCACACAGAATACTCGTCTTCAATAAATTTCTCTATTCTTCTAACAATCTCTCTATTTCTTGGTTCGTTATCTGGTATCAATACAACATTATCTTTTTTAGGCACTCTCAAGTCTGATTGTGCCGTTGCTATACAATTATCTAAAAATAAACTATCTAGTGGTCCTTCAACAACATAAACTTTTTTAGACCACGAAACAGTATCTAAACCATATATTTTATTTTTATCACTTAATTTAATAGTATAATATTTGGGTTCTTCTTTCCCAAATGCTCTACCTTGAAACGCAAACATCTTATTGTTTTCGTCTAAAAAAGGAATCACCAATCTTGGGTGGTCCTTTAAAGTAGAAGGAAACTTATTTGGTATAATTTTGTTAACCCACTCAAAGAATTTACTACAAAAAAATAATTTGTAATGATATCTACTCTCAATTCGTCTTTTCATGACCCACTTTTTTACTGGGTGTGTTGGACTTAATTGTGATACCTTTTTGAGTTTTTTAAGAGGTGAATCTCCCTTTAGAAATTGTGGTTTTACAAAATTAAACTTTTCTTCTTCAGCTGTTTCTATATATACTTTTTTATTTTTGTAAACTTCAAAAACATAATCATCATATAATTTTTTATTCACATATTTTAATAAATTAGAAAAGTCAGTAGATTTTTCACAATTATGACATTTATACACAAAAAATGTTTTATTGTGAATTAGATATCCTCTGGCCTTCAATTTATTTTTTTGTGAATCACCACAATATGGACATCTAAAATTATAGAGTCCATCTTTTTTCTTTTTAAATTGAGATAAATTTGGGGAAAGTAATCCTATATACTTTATATCAACAAAAGTGTTCATAACGAATATTATATACTAATTATTTTAGATTGTCAAATGGCAAACTGAATAAATTTATGAAGTATAAATCCAGCAACTATTGACCCACCTATAATAATCCATCTCCATTTTTCTAATATACCTACCCTACTAGAAAATTCTGATTTTAATTTATGAAATCTTTCTTCGTCTTTTAAATTATGTTCGTTTATCAGAACAGTTAATTCTTTATAATTTGTTGTAATTCTTGAATGTATTTCTTGTATGTTATTTTTTATTTCTTTTTCATTTGATACTATATCATCTTCTTGTCTTGCAAGTTTTTCTTCATGCACTGCAAGCATACGATTCACACAACTTGACACATCTGTCAATTTTTCAATTGCAGTATCAAGTCGTGTATGAATCTGTTTCATATCTTCAACTTCTTTTTTTAGAAGTTCTAAATCTGTTTTGATAGTCATAAAAAGGTCCTCTCTAATATTTATAAGAGAACAAAATATTGACACATCGTATAATTTGACTTCTTAAAACTGTCAACTATATGACTACCACTCTGATTTAACTAGAGTCCAAACTCCATATGCAATTGCGATATATGCAGCCCATGTTACAAGTCCTTGAAATAATAAACCAACAAGTCCTACAGCAATTAACATTACACCATCCCAAGTTGTTCTTTCTTGAACTCTATCTTTTACCCATTCTGTTGCGTCTTCTATCCACTCTTTCATCTTAATCTCCTATTTGTAAGTTTCTTTTTCTGTGACCATTCCAAGCAAACCAACCAAATAATCTTAATGCCCAGTAAGCAAGATAGTTTAGAAAATAAAAACCATTTATTTCTATATTAATATCTCTGAAAATTTTATCTGCTTGTTTTTGGTCAACCACCAACAATGAACTTTGTTGCAAAGCAGGTTTCAGAGCAGCATACTTATAAGCATAATCGTGGATTAAACCACCTAAAAGTAATACCCCAACTGGTGATAAAAAAGTTGCTAAAAACTTTGGTACACTTGCACCATCAAAAGAAAACCCCTTTGGTATTACATACTTAATACCATTGAGTTCATAATGAAAATCTTTTGTAATTTTCCACTTTCTACTACCTAGTAGCCACATTATTATTGCACCCCAAAAACCTTTATCTCTGGTTGCAATTCTAATTGGACTCATATGTGGATATTCATCATATTTAAAATTTACACGCCATTTATCTTTTTGTCTGTTATCTAAAAAATTAATTACTAATCCTAGTAATATCAATATTATAACAACTGTCCATTGCCAAAATTGTTCTGCTAATGATAATATTAAATCCATTATTTCTCTTTCTCTGGTTCGTAGTATTCTTTGTATGATTTAATTATTTCTGATTTCTTTTTTAGATTATGTCTTATCTGTGAAAAGTTTTTTGCAATAAGTTGGTAATCATTATCTGAAAGTCCAAACAATACTGGGTCTATACCTTGCTCTTCTAACTTTGCAAAAACTTCATCTGCATTTTCAGAAGTAATAACAATCCATTTAATTTTTTCTAATTTAGGTAAAACAGGTTCTACTAAATTAAGTCGTTCTCTTTCCACTGGTGTGAAAAATGTTTCTATTTTCTTTATACTAGAACAACTAGTAAGGAACATAATTAGGGTTAGCGATAGAAGGACATTCCCTATTGATTTCACTTTTCTTTGTTGCATTTATTTCTTTCTCTGTTAATGGTGAGCCAGATGAAATCTCGACACATCTCAATGCCATTACACTAGCTTTATTAATTATTCTTTGAATTGCTTTATCTTTTGCAATTGCAGTTTTACCTATATCTCTACCTTGTTTTGTAAATCTTTTATCTAAATCGTTTAGTTCTTTTTGAAGATTGTTTGAGAGTGTTGTGAGTTTTTTATTAGTTTCTAGGATAGTTTCAAAATCTTTTTTCTGTTGTTCTATTACTTTTTTTTGTGATTCAACACTTTGTTCTAATACCATATTGTTTGCTTTAAGAACTGCATTGTCTGCACGAAGTTTATAAACATATGCTATTGCACCACCTACACCTATAATCATCACCAAAGTGATTGCCATTTTTGCATAACCAAATATCATTTATTTAAAATCACTATCTTTTAATTTTTTAACAACTGATAAAAAGTTTTTACCTTGACTTGCTGGAATATCAATAGTTCCAGTACCTTTTACAAATAAAGTTGCTTGTCTTCCACCGAATCTATCATCGTCAAAAGTTAACGCAACATCACCTTGTGCAATTCTTTGTGCTTTCTTTTCATACAGCATGTTTTTTATTGTTTTCATTCGTTATCGTCTTTCTGTGCATCTCTAGCTTTTTTCACTTTTTCTACCTCTTGTCTTTTTACAACTTTTAACAATCTTTGAGATAATTTATTTATTGAACCTGAATATCTTTGTTGTATTATTTGGTCAATTTTTATTTTCTGATTGACTCCTAACTCATTATATTTAGGGAACCTTTTCATAAGTATTTTTTTCTTGGCTAGTTTCAATGCTTTGATTCTCATTTTTTCAGGAGATGCAATTCTTTTTTTTGACCTTGCAACTTTTGCTTTGAATGAAGCACTTTTTGCCATTCTCTTCATTCTCATAGCAATTTTTCTTCTTTGAGCTCTAGTAATAACTCTAAACTCATCTAAAGTATCTGTTCTACCAAATCCAGGTTTTGGATTACCCTTTTCAATAGAATCAATATGCATCTTCATATAATCATCTATTTCATCTGCAAGCCCCACCTCACCTGCCTTACTCATAATTTTATTATAAATATCTCTTGCTTGTTCTTTTTGTTCCTCTGTGGCTTCACCAGCATCCATGACTTCTTTTTCTATTTTATATAATATATCTTGCATCTTTGTAAGTTCTTCTGCACCTTCTTTATCAGAATTTGCACTCATAACTTTCTGTGCAGAACCACACATAAAAAAGAATTTAGTTGTATAATTACCTACCTTAATTTCATGTTTTTTTGATGCATTTAGATTTGCTCCTGGTCTAGAATTCAAATCTGCATAAGGAAAATTATAAAATTCTTTAAATTTTTTCATTTAACTTCTGTGTGCTTTGAATGCTACTCCTTGAACTTTCAAAAAGTCTGCAAGAGTTCCATTTATTAACTTTTCCATCTTTTTTTTATTATCTTTTTTTACTGCATTATATACATTCATAATTGCAGAAGCAGTATATAAATCAACGATAGATGTTTTATTATCTTTAAATTTCATTTTCGAATTTTGTTTTTTCTTAACAATGTTTTGTAATATCTTTAAATTATTTTCTACAAATAAATACTCATTGTTAAAATTATCTGCTGTTTCTACAACATCACTTGAGAATTTTCTTTCAAAATGTTCTACTTTAATATTATATTTTTTAGCACTTTTTTTAAGATAATTCACTATGGATTGAGTTGACTTACCATCCATTTTTGCTCGTATTTTTATTTTATGTGAGTCTTTAGGGTCAGATTCAATACTTGCAATCTGTTGAGCACCCATACCACTTTTCTCTAAACTTCTTCCTTCATAATCTACGATACTTCCTCGTTGAGTAAAGTTTTGTGCTCCAGTACCTTTGTTCGCCTGAACGAAATCATCTATAACTTTTTTATCTTTTGGTTTTAATACTTCATCAAGTTCAACTTCTTCATTCAATTTTGCAACTTTAGCCGCCGCTTGTTTGGTGGTAGATAGAACTTCATCTGCATTTGGAAATCCTGCTCTCATTTCTTTTTGTCTATCATGCATTTTTCCAATAATTTTACCATTATTATCTTTTTGTAATCTATA